TCAACAAGAACAAAGTCACAGATGCGAAAATCTCTGGTCTTGGGTATTTCCTCATCTGGAAATTCGATTGATATTCTCAAAGCCCTACAATGGGCTTCTGCAAATGGAATGCAGATTGCTATGATAACCTCTCTGGATATCCCTATGGAGATTGATAATCTAACAAAGGTGATTCTCGGAGCGCACTTCTATCATACAGCCGAAGTTCTTACACTTCTGTTAACATACCAACTCACGCATGGCTCCGGCAATGTGTGTCCTCCAATCGGAGAAAACAGTCCCGAAGCTCTAAAAAAGTTGAACTGGAAGGGCGGCAAGATTCGAAAACATAGCTACCCAGACGAACAGATTAACGTTGGTGTTGACTTTGATGGTGTTATCCATAAGAACTCAAAGGGATACTACGACGGTACTATCTACGACGATCCCGTTGAAGGCGCCTACGAGGCTCTAGAACGGCTTGCAGCCGATCACACGGTAATCATTTATACTTGTAAAGCAAAGCCCGACCGTGGCTTAATTAACGGCAAGACAGGGACAGAACTTATTTGGGAATGGCTTAAGAAACATGACATGGCTAAGTTTGTAAGTAAAGTTACAGCCGAGAAGCCCCGCGCTCGTTATTATATTGATGATAAGGCGATTCAGTTTACTGATTGGAATTCAGCTTTTGAAAGGATTCAAAAACTCGATGGCTAAATGTTTGGTTACAGGACATAAAGGATACATCGGATCACGTCTTATTAATAAGCTTGAACTGGCCGGCCATAAAGTTGCTGGAATAGACATCCGAGCCACCGGCCCACAAGAGGGCATAGATATCCGTAAACATTTGTTCTTTAATAATAAGCCATGGCTAAAATTTGAGCCTGATTATGTTTTTCATCTTGCAGCTAAGCCCAGTGTGGCTTGGAGTGTAGAGAATCCTTCAGAATCTCTCTCACACAACGTACACGGCTCGTCAGCCGTCCTTGACTTTGCTAGGAGGGTCAATGCTAAGCGTGTGATCTTCGCAAGCTCTGCGGCCGTTTACGGCGCTTCTAGCCCATATGGCTTACATAAGTTGATGACTGAGATGGAATGTAGCTTGTATGCGAAGCTTTATGGATTAGATACTGTTTCATTGCGGTATTTCAACGTTTATTCAGAAGATCAACCATTTGGCGGTGCATATTCTACAGTAATTGCTGCATGGATGCAAATGTTGAAAGATAAGAAGCCTTTGCGTCTTGATGGTGATGGCAAACAAACAAGAGACTTTGTGCATTTAGACGATATTGTAGATGCAAATATTTTTTGCATGCAATATGAAGGTCGTTTTAATGGCATGAGTTTTGATGTTGGAACTGGAATAGAGACTTCATTGTCTGATATTAAGAGAGAGGTTGAAAGATATCACTCTCCTCAATGGGAAAGTGCTCCCGCTCGCACCGGAGATATCTCCACCTCGCGCGCAAATACACAAAATCTTAAAATCCTGGGCTGGGAAGCACAAACTTCATTAGCTACAGGTCTACAAAAGTGTTTTGGAGGTAAATATGAATAACAACACTGATGATACATACAAGCTTTCTAACCAAGCTCTAGGCGCGGTTATGATGGCTTTACAGGAATCTCTTTTAAATGAATTGGATATTGTTCCAATTCTAAAAGGATTTGATTTGGTTAATACAGATGATGGACTGATGGTTAAAAACCCGCCAACTGTTCGAGTGTCTAACCAAGAGCCAATTAACGAAGAAGACCTTACCAATATGGTAAAGGAATAAAATGCCACGATATCGCTATAGATGCACTGCGTGTCAAGCTGAAGCCACTATTTTTCATCTTTATAATGAAGAAGTGAATGAATGCTTGGCATGCCGTGCTCGCGATACCATGGAAAGATTATTGACAACCCCACAATATAAAAACAAGTCTCAAGATAAGTCTCGGAAAACTGGAGAACTTACTAAAGAGTATATCGAATTAAATCGTGAACTCCTTGAGACAGAAAAAAAACAAAGGGAAGATTATGAGCCGACTTGAAATAATACTGCTTGCTGTATCCACGTTATCTATTTTAATAAACGTGGTTCTTTTTACATACACCCGCGGAGTTTTGTCTAGACTCTTGTTTCTTTCTGAAGAACTGGGGGATCTGCAAGACATGACTGATGGTTTTGCTAAACATTTGCAATCCGTATACGAAATGGAAACGTTCTATGGCGATCAAACGCTACAGGCATTGTTAAATCATGCCGTCTCATTAAATGAGCAACTAGAAACATTTGAATGGATATATACGTTGACTGCTGAAGAACAAGAAGAAGATATAGAAGATGACAACCGAGAAACCGAAGAAGAGACGCCGGACATCGCGTCGGCGTAAGAATCATTATTTTACGCAGGAGCACGAAGATGCTATCATAAGATACGCAAAATCTTCATGCCAGCGAGAAAGAACAGACTTATACATTCAATATATACGCCCAGCCTTCAATGAGATGGTTGACAAGATTGTATTTACTTATAAGTTTACCAACCTTCCAAATTGCGATTCATTACGTGATGAATGTAAAATTTGGTTAATGACCATTTTAGATAAATATGATCCGAGTAAAGGCTCTAAAGCTTTTTCGTATTTTTCTGTGATTACTAAAAACTGGTTTATCCATAAGGTCAAAAAACAACAAAAACAAAATAAACGTGAAGTAGATTATGATAATATTTCCAAAGCTTATGAAGAAGAATTTTTATCTACTACCCAGTCTTATGTAACAGAGAGATTAGAAGAAGAATTTTGGAATTCGTTCTACTCAGAATTATCTTCTTGGGACACCACCCAGATGAAAGAAAATGATCTCAAAGTTTATCAAGCAATTATTGTATTATTTGAGTCTCGCGAAGATATAGAAATTTTTAACAAAAAGGCTATTTATTTATACCTTAGAGAAATATCAGGCTTAAATACCAAGCAGATTGTCAACTCGCTTAAGAAATTTCGTAAGAAATATGGCGTTTTTAAGGAAGGATGGGAGTCAGGAGACTTATGAGTGTGAAAGATTTAGAATCTCTTTACGATGAAGCACTTGAAAACGTGCGCAACGATAGAAAATTAGCTAGAGAGTTTTTAAATGAAGTAGCTAACGAGATAGCTAAAGACTCTACACAAAACAAATACCTTTCCCCTGTAGCTGCAAAGCACGTCGAAACCTTACAACGTTCTAATGAACAACTGGTCAAGATTATTACTTTGCGTCAAAAAGGACAATCTGAAACATTAGAGCTAAGCGATGATGATAAAAATAGTCTTTTTGATATGATACAGGGAGAAAGCTAATGAGCGCGATTGATCCAGATTACTATTCTGATCCCAAAAACGCCGGAAGCATTATTGCTCAGTCTGCTATTACCACCGAGCTAAATCGAAATGATTTAGCCAATGCTACGACTGCCACAGTGCAAGTGATGGCTGCGCCGGCGACTGTTCTAGAATCAGAAGACATGACCGAGCGCCGAATAGAGTTTTATGGATTACCGCTTCAGATAGATAATAAAGAAGTAGATATTAAAAAACTATGGCCAAAATTATGTACTCCCGATTTTGCCAATGATCCAGCAATTATGGAGTATATTGCCACTCTTCCATTGTTTGAATCAACACAAAAGATAGCCACAGACGTTAATATTGGGGATGTTGTGCAAGTTACTTTAGCGCCCAATCATAACGGTAAGACTTTTTCGTTAGCTGGAGGTTATTTCAATGGTCTTCTTCACAAAAATGATGCTTTGGATATCTTAGTCAATGTTAACAATTGTAAATCATTACAAGATTTAGATTGGGAAGAGGTGGCCATGTCCGCCAATTCAAAAGAAAAGAAAGACATTGAAGAAGTAAAATCAAAAGGAACCTATCCTCCAATAAATAAACAAATAGTCTCCCAAATGTCACAACTGTGGAAAAATTATATCGTCGCGATGACCACTGCCGAGATAGAATTTTGGAATGGCAAAAAAGAATTTGCTGCCGGCACTAGTCGTTCTGAGGCAAATTCAGATAGCCCTGAATACAAAAAGTTTTTAGCATATTGGATTCAAACGTTTATTTCTAGCGGTACTCGTAAAGATAAGTCTTTCGACCAAATTAATAAGGAATCAAAAGTTAATGTTTTTTGGTCTTCCGGTGGTGTTGCTCATTGGTCAGCCGTTTACATTACTTACATCATGCATGTCGCTGCCGTTAACGCAGCCAATGGCGGCGCGGTAGCAGATAATTTTAATTGGTATGATCAAACAAACGATAAAATAAAAAAAGCTCAAGGAATGTTCAATGGGCAGTCTGCGCATCATTATTATATGGTTGGTAGTATGGCATTAAATCCTAAATGGAAAGTTTACCGACTTGATGCCAGAGAATCTGGTAGCGGAAAAGTTAAAGCAGAGGTTGGCGATATTTTGATTACAGTTTATAAAGATCCAAACAGAATTCGAGAACTCCCAAACTCTCATGGTGATATCGTTTGGAAAATTGATGGGAACAAAGCCTATTTAACTGGAGGAAACATCAGTAATACGGCCATCAATGATAGGGAAGTTACTTTAGATGGTAACGGAAATTATAGTAACAATGAACAAGATAATAGACCAGTTCGCAACAGCCGTCGCAATAAAAATGCTTATTATGTGGCTATGAAATATAACGCTAAAGAGGTAGCGCTCACCACGTAATTTGAGTAAAACAATATAGATAAAGACTTTACAAAGAGAAACAACATGCCTATTAAAATCTTCGACTTAGACAGCTTAACTGACGAACAGCGCCAAGCTTATGTTGTCACTACTGGCACTATGGCAAATTTGCTTCTTAGTCGAAGAATAGGTATTTTAGGTGGTCGCCCATTTGAGCCGGTTCTTAATTACATTAAAGCGCCGTGTGAAGAGATTATAGGTGAACTTAATAATGCTCAAATTATTTTAGGTCGCGACCGGCCAAACATGATTATGGGAACTGGCTATATGGCAAAGGGCGCCCAACATGCAGCATCTGTAGATTTAGTGGTCGGTCGTATGGCGGCAGTAAAACCAGCCCACGGAACCTTTGTGAACCCTTCCTTCAAAGCTGATGCAGCCCGTATTGTTATTAGTGAAACCACTGATATTGACGATAACTTTGGTATAGCTTCGGGAATGATAGGTTCAAGCAAAGGCCGTTCCGGTATTGGAATTAAAGCCGATGGTGTGCGTATTATTGGCCGAGAAGGTATTAAAATTGTAACGGGCGCCCGAACTCCTGACGGAGAATCAACGGAAACAAATTCCAAAGGAATGGAACTACTACCCGTTCCTAAAATTGAGTTAAATGCCGGTAATATCGATCCAGAGACATTAAAACCTACACAACAAGGTCAACCAAACCCACTGCAAGGTGTCGGCCGCGGCGAAAATATTGTAAGTGCGTTTTATGATCTAGTACAAACTCTAGACTCTTTATGCGGAGCTATTGATAATTATATGCTCCTGCAAACTCAGTTTAATACTCAAACCTCGACAGTCGTTTCAACTATACCGTTTATTGGCCAAACGGTCGCCGCCGGCAATATGCAAGCTACGGCTCAGCAGGTAATAACAGCAAAATCTAAGCTACATCCCATAAGATATACATTAAAAAGAAAGTTTAAACAAACTTATTTATCAACTCATGGTGATAAATTTCTTGCAAGCTCAAATGTGATTAGTACATAGGACTCCTTAATATGGCAGAATCTAAATTTTTAAAATATCAAGACAAAACAGGAAATCTGGTACCAGATGTGTGCCCAGATTTGCCCTTTGTCGAACAACCACCAGAGTGCCCAGAATGTAAGCCAAATTTAAGTTACGTCGCACCCAACTGGAAAAAACAAATTACCGAAGAACCTTGGTTTAATGAAAAAAAATGTAAATATTACGTCACTGTGAACACAGAAGAAACCAGTATTGTTCCTGGAAGTTCCGACAAAGATATAGACTACACATCCTCACAAAGTGAAGAACAATATATTGAAGCACTTTTTTCGTATTATCAAGAAGAGGCCATTGCTTCTCTTTTAACAAATTATGAAAAAGAAGACAGCGACGAATCGCGGGCTCTTGTTAAAGATTCTATTGAACATCAAAAATATTATTTAGGTACCGCCGCAAAATCGCGCCTTAAATTACTTTATTGTATTAAATATGAAGATTTTGCTCACTTAAAGGCTGCCTCGGAAGAAGCGGAAGATGAAGAAGAAGAGGAAGAGGAAACCTCTGACGCCTCAAGAGTGGTAACCTACAACGCTAATAAAATTTATCCTATGCTGCGAACAGTTCAAAAAACTATGTGGCTTTACTCTAGGTTTTACCGAGTAGCAAATGCAATCAATAATACCAATATGCTTTTTAAAGATTCAGGAAAGCTTTATTCTATTTCCAAGATGGATTTGTATGGATCAGGAATTGTAAATGGCGATTATTTAATGTCTATCTTGAAAAATCTTGATAAGTTTTTAAACTCTAAAGGATACAATATATTTACTGGCCTATCAATGGGGGATTACTTCTCTTTTAAGAAAATGGTCAACAAGATAACCTTTACCTTTGATGAAGATTACAAACTAATCACTATAGAAGCTTATGTACAAGGGTGTGGTGATACGCCGGTTGTTTATAAAAACAACAAATTAAAACCTTTAGTTCAGCATGATGTATTTAATGACCCAACGGCCATGGGGTATTTTATAAATTTAAAAACCATGACTGATGAAATTAAAGCTCGACAACCTCCTTCTTGGAGTGAATTTCTTGTTGCACACACTTATCCCGAAATAGAAGAGGTTCATGATTGGCCCAAAAACAAACAAGGCACTGAAGGTTGTGTCTTAGATGCATTAGCAACAGAGGCAAAATCTCTTGGTCAAGACATCTTAGATGATCAATTTAGTATTGGTGATGCAGTTGCATATCGTTATGTGAAGAATATGTGTATAGCTACCAATGACGAAAAATTAGAATTAGATGCAAAAATTGGTTTAATATACGATCCCGACAAAAAAGAAGAGACAGATATTATCGCTTTTGCAACGGAACAGGCTTACAAGGAATTGGAAGAAGAAAAAACTCCCTTTACTGCAATATGTGCCGGTTTGGAAGTAGGCAATTATTTTGGCGGCGGTGATGAGCAATTTTTAAACGATATTTGGTCTCAAGCTTTTGGAGATATCAAATGGTGTGGAATTAGTAAAATCCAAGGTGATGCGATTAAGTGTTTGGCTGCTAATATGTCGTTCGAACAATTTCTCAGCATCAATATTAAATCGGCAATAAAAAATATGAGTCTGGAAAACTTTGGTTCTATGCTAGCTTTTCTCCCCACTGATCAGCAGATGGCAATACAAGAAAAAATACTTTTGGACCTTGAAGCTGGAGATACAGATAGTCTTGGGTTAGATGTAGATCAGATAGATCGACTAATCACCGAAGGTGTGCCACAGCCATGGTCTGACCCAGGAGTTGTCTCCCGTGAACGAGCTACTAGTGTAGAAGAAGAAGACAACACAACTAGTTCAAGTGGCGATGCTCTTTCGGCGGATACTGGTGGCAGAAGAACTCTTGCTCAACAGTTTGATGTTGCTAGCAATTCACAAAGTATTTTAGATCGTAGTACGCTTTTAGGCCTCTACGCAGATGCTTTAGTAAATGTTATGCAAGATTCTTTATTGGATGTTGTTGTGCCGCTGTTAGATAGAATGCCTGGTGTTTCAATGTTGGCTAATGTGTTGATTAACCCCGAATGTCCACGACCACCCTTGTTTCAACCTAGCGCTCTGGGGTTCATAAACAATGTGACGAATTATGATCCGTGCGATAGAAGCAAAAAAGATTTTACACTTCCAGCTATTCAGAATCCGTTTGAGTGGTTTTTACCATGGCAAGATTGGGGAAAAATTTCTATAGATGTGGGGGAATTTGCCGCGCAACAAATTTTAGTTTCTCTGATACAAAATTTAACACAAAAATTATGTAGTATTATAGGCACCTCAACTTGTAAGGCTATAGAGATTGGTGCGTCGACAGGGACAGCTATAATAGAATCTGTTGCTAGCGGAAACGCAGATTTTGCCTCCATCGTTGGAGACGCAATATGTGGCCCAGATTCTACTCCTGAACAGGTGTCAGATACAGTAGATGAACTTTTTGCAACCTTGGGACCCGGCGGCGCCGCGCTGACAGACGAAACTGCAGTTGCGGATTTCTTGTCGGATCAATCTTCAAGCATGACCCGCAGAGAGATGATGGAGGCCTTTGATGGAAAAATGTCTGATATTTCGGCTACCATTATAGATCGATTAATTGAGCATGAATATCCACAATTTCGCGAGGGCTTACCAAACAAACAAGCTATTAAAGATTTTTATAAAAATGTAGGTTTTTTATTTCCAGCAGATGTTAGAGATAATATAAAAGATTTTCTAAACAATATTCCAGAAAATGATAAACTGCCAGCAAATCCTACTTTGTGTGCGACTCCAGATGACTTAGAAGATTATTGTAATCTACGAGTTGCGTTGTTAGAGGGCCGCGCTACAGAAAGCCAAGCTAAACAAATGTGTGAAGAATCAGCCGCAGAAGCAGCTAATGATTTAGAAGACATTCTAGGAGGTGTCCCGTTAGAGATGCCTCCCGAAGTTTCAGAGCCAGGCTGCAATAATGGATTTTTTCCTTTCGAAAATGAAACTCAAATAGCTGCAGCAACAAGTGCAATTGATGGCTCTTTAAAGCAACTAAAATTAGATTTTGCCAAAGACATGCTTGGTAATGGTCCGATGTGGGGCGATTGGGGCCTCATTAATATGATTCTATCTGATACGATGGGGCGCGCCCTTACAACACACCACCGATTAGTGGGGAACGATCCCCGTAAAGTAGATTTTATCACAGACAAAAGTCTGCCAAATGATTATAGCGGTTTAGCAGTAGCAAGCAACCCGGCCCTTCTGCTTCTTGGCCCCATTGCTTTTATTTTTAGCGATCCTTCTCCGACAAAAACTCAATTTCACAATTACCCCACCACAGTAGCAGAATGGTTGCGCGATTACATGAACAGAAAACTAGAAACCAATTTTTCATCTACCAATGCTCCCGTTGATACAATTCAAAACTCTTCATCATATAAAAATTTAGGATGGAGTGGAGGAGTTGGAACTGCTGTATACGATAATCCTAATCTTATAGGCCTTCCCGATTTTGGATATAATATCAACTATTATACAAAATATGTAGATTCTGAGCCATGGCTTGTAATCAACAGGAAGGGTCGCAAGGAAACCCCGGACATCACCCTACAGTTCAGAGACAATCTTAATGGACTGGGTTCCGGCGCCCCTATAAGCAATTTAGAAGGATGGTATGGCTTGGGATATGATTTTGAATTGTATCTTTCTGATATGGATTATAATTCCGAAACAGAAGCATATAAGAATGTGGGAACTTTAGAAAAACCTTTGGATGCGACACGCATGCGGATTGTAGAATACACCAATGAAGGATTTAAATATATTGCCACATCCACTCTTTTAGACTTGGGTCAACAAGCTTTATTGGGTTCTGCGCAAGAATCAATAATCGAAGATCAAGTGTTCGAATTTATGACCGTAGATGATACTTTGGGATATGTTTTAGAAAATAGAGATTCATATCCCAAGTTTATGGATTGTTTCCAAACATTAAGCGAATATTCTCCGCAGGTTGTTTTGTTGGGAGAAATGTTTCAGGAGAACGGCTCCACTTATAATAACAGTACATTAAAAACTTTTCATGATGAAGTTATGTCGGCGATATTTTCTCGATTAAAATCCGATATTGCTTCCAATGATGAGGCGTGGTCATTTGGCGCGCAGTTTGAAACACTGAGTCCTGAAGATGCAGACTATGTTGTAGATGATGGACAAACCGACAGCCCTGGTGGCACTCTATATTCAAAAGCCACTATTGGCGGAGAAAAACTTCGAAATGAAAACGCTATTTTAGGATTATCCAGAGATCAATATGAAAACAAAGATAATCCAGACGATATTCGTATCTTTTATTTAGACCCGACCACTTATGGAGGAACATATACTTCTCCTGCAGTCTATGTTAAGCCTATGCAAAACGAAGGTTGGTATGGATTTGCAGAAGTTATGTTTCCTGAAGTAAGTCCATGCAAGCCATCTAAAGAAGATCTGGTAAATTTTGGAGATATTAGTGATAAAATAAACAGCATGTATTCTTCAATGCCTCTTGACAAACGATTAGCTTCTCCTAAAGATTGTGTATTGGAACTTCCATATAATCGAATTTTAGATCGTACCTCTCGAAGTGGTATTTACGGCCTTATTGATGCTGCGTGTAGAATATATGCTTCTACGCATTTTGTTAAAGCTGCGAGTGTGTTTACTAAATTTGCTCCATCATTTCCGCATATGTACGGAAACCTATTCGCGCAGTTTATTGTAGAGGATATGGAACATTCATTAAAAGACGCTGAAATAGGATTTTTTGAATTTTTTAATCCTTTTAAAGATGAGGAATTCTGGTACGGATTTTTAGAACAATCAGTGCAATATTATAGTTATCTTTTAGAATCTAAAAAAATCCCAAAACCTTCAGCCGGAATAGTTGAAGCACTTATGCGTCTTAACGATATGCAGGAAATATATCAATATCCTTCAAAAGATTTATTTTGGGATCTTAAAAAAAGTAAACAAATTCCATTATTTCAAACTCTTACAGGTTATCGTGAAGAAAAAAATTACGAAGCTATTCAAGCTACCGAGGAAGATGCAAAATTAATCTTAAAGGAGTTGGTGATCATTCAACTAAACGAAATGGGAAAACGTTTTATTGAAAATCTTAAAATTCAAAAAAGAACCCCTGCTTATAAAAATATGGGCTACTATGTCTTGACTGAACTTACTCAAGGTGGAATTGATTTAGACCTTCATAAAGAAATTGTAAAGGAATATACAGATCTTCCCACATCTGGATCGGCTTTATATACTGCCGGTTCCGAGTTTAGTGTAGCTTCTACGGGAGAAGTGTATACTGGGTATTATCATGCTCACCTGGACGACGAAGGGGATACTATATACATGCAGGGTGAATATCACACAGATGAACCTCACGAAGAACTACAAGTCATGGCAGATAAAATTATAGTTCCCATTGGAGATGTTGTAGAATACGGAACAGGAACTTATAACACGTCCCAGAGATCAACACCTTTTGTTATAGAAAAATACATCGCGATTAACGGCAATAAATACGCTCCAACTACAGCTATTGACACTATTATTAACACAAATGATAATAACCTCAATATTTCAGAAGTATATCCCGGAACAATGCAACCAGTAATGCAAATGGATGAGGAAACTCTTGAAGAACGACAGATAGGAATCACAGGCGAACTGGGAGTGCGATACGGGCTACAATTTTCTATTTTAGTATCAGGAGCAAAAGAAGAGTTGGTGACTGTCGAGATTAATGCTTTAGATTTAAAAATTGGACAGATACAACATCTAACAGCAAATAGCGATTTGTTGTTTTGTTTAATAAATCATCTCGTAGAAGATCCTAAATTTAAATTAATATATGAGTATCTTTTTCCGATTACTAAAGCACTCTCTACATTGACAGTTTATACCGATATGAGTTTCTTAGCATCAATTGGTGAAACAACTGTTGCGCCTGGTGTCGGTAAGCCGACGTTCTTTTCTTCTGTAAACCGTGTTATGGAATCGGATAGTACCGACGATCCATACGCTGGATCTGACGCGGCAACAGTGGGCGATGTAACATTATATTCGGATACTCAACAGATACCGGGAGCAAAAGTTAAATTCCCCAACGCTGATAATGGAGATTATACTCCTGATTACTCAGATTCATCGGAAGGTTGGGCTAACTTTTTTGATCGTCAAGATAATCCTATCTTTGGATTATTTACAGTAACTTGGGACGAGTGGGATAAAGTGTTACTAAGAAACTCTAAATCACGTATCAAAAAGTTGTTTAAAACTTACTATTTTGCAAGAGATTTTGATCCTAGTAAGGATTTTGACCAGTTCGATCCAGGTGCTCGCATGATAAAGAATTTAAAATCTTTTATGTTTCCTAGTCCTGGAATATCTCTTTTTCCTTGGTATAAACGACGAAAAATTCGTTCAAATCCTTTTGATGCTAACGGAAACAAGTGTAAGAAATAATTTAGTGAATATTTATATAGAGGTTTAAAAATGTCTTCTTTTGGAGTTAAAGTACCAATAATGTTTGATTCGGGTGATGGTTTTACAATGTTGAAGACCTTCCAAGAAACGATTAAACAAAATTTTAAGATGTTACTGCTTACTATTCCCGGTGAAAGAGTGATGGATCCCAACTATGGAGTGGGGCTAAAAACCTTTTTGTTTGAAAATTTTGCCTCTGTAACTCAGGATGAAGTTATGGGTCGCATCAAACGACAAGCAAAAATTTATTTACCGGTTATCACGGTAAAAGACGTTCAGGTAACGCGTCCAACTGGTTCTCCTACGATGAATATAAAAATAACTTATTCAATTCCCGATTTAGGATTCCAAGATCTACTTGAATTCACTATTTAATAGAAGGAACTAAACATGCCAGATAGTACTAAAAAAATAATGCCGGTTAATTATCTAAACCGAGAATTCACAGAAATACGCAGCGACTTATTAGATTTAGTTCAGAGATATTACCCCGACCAGTTTCAAGATTTTAGCGAATCATCATTTGGTGCAATGATGATCGATGCCGTTGCATACGTTGGAGACCAGTTGTCTCTATATATGGATTACAATATTAATGAATCTTTCTTGGATACATCCTTCGAAAGAAATAATATTATTCGACATGGCCGCGTTTTAGGCTACAAATCTCCTGGACGCGCCTCGACATATGGCAAAGTTGCATTCTATATAATGGTTCCTGCTCAAAGCACCGGCCTGGGTCCTAACGAAGAATATATTCCAATACTACAACGAGGAACTGTCGTTGGTTCGGGTGCCGGCATTTCCTATGTTCTTACTGAAAATGTAGATTTTAAAGATCCCAAAAATCTTATTGTCGTTGCTCGCCAAGATGCTACTACTGGTGCTCCTACCTATTATGCTATCAAAGCATATGGAAATGTTGTATCTGGCCAATTTGGAGTCTCCACATATGAGTGCGGCGCCTATCAAAGATTTAAAACAATAAAGATTGGCAATCCAAATATGGTTGAAATCTTGTCTGTATTCGATAGCGAAGGAAATGAATATTATGAAGTTGATTATCTTGCACAAGATATGGTCTACAAAGAACTAAAAAACGATAATTATCAAAATGATAATGTGCCTTCTATTTTAAAACCCCTGCTCGTATCAAGAAAATTTGTAGTAGTAAGAGAAAGAAATGGTGTTTATCTCCAGTTTGGATCTGGAGAAGAGGGTTCTTCTGACGTTATCGCAAATCCACAAAGTGTGGCAATGAATATATTTGGAAAATCCTATACAACCGATACCACATTTGATCCTACCCGCATAAGTAAAAACTCTAATTTTGGAATAGTACCATCAGACACCACTTTAGTGGTCACTTATCGTGCTCAAAATCCAACCAATACAAACGTCGCTGCTAATTCTATCAACTCTGTAAACTCTTTATTGTTAGCATTTGCTGACGAAACTTCTCTTTCTGTTTCGACGATGGATACTGTGAAGAACTCTATCGAAGTAACCAACGAGACCCCTATCGTTGGTGTTAGTAATAATCTGTCCAACGGCGAACTTAAAAGACGCATTTTTGACACATTTCCTACTCAAAACCGCGCGGTAACTCAAGCAGATTATGAAAATTTAGCATATAGGATGCCCGCTAAATTTGGATCTATTTATCGAGTATCAACACAAAAAGATCAAAACTCTCTAAAACGAAACCTTAACATGTATGTGGTTTCTCAAGATTCTTTTGGAAAACTGACAAAAACTAATGCAGTTATTAAGAAAAACTTAAAAACTTGGCTAAACCAGTATAGAATGATTAATGACACGGTAGATATTTTAGATCCATATATTATTAACTTAGGAATTGAATTTGTTATTAAGCCCGTTGCCGGCGCAAATAAAAATGATGTTATGATGAGCGCAATATCTCAACTCTCAGATAAGTTTTCTGAAGGGTTTTTTATCGCAGAACAAATGTATATCAGCGACATTTACAGTGAGTTAAAAAAAGTCCCTGATATTTTGGATGTTTTATCGGTAAAGATTGTGAACAAAACTGGCGCAAGTTACTCTTCTGTGGGATACAATATTAATAAGAATTTGTCACCTGATGGTAGTTATTTAATTGCTCCTCTTAATGGAATATTCGAAATCAAATACCCAGCCACAGATATAAAAGGAAAAGTTAGATAATGCCTTTGCTTAGATATACAGCGTCCGCTGATAATACAATCGTTAATGCATTCCAACCAAATCTTCGCATCCGAGGCACAGGCTCTAATGCCGGCGCAGCAGATGTACTAGAGGTTTTTTCAATCTACGGCCGCCAGACTACTTCCTCTCAAGAACTGTCAAGAGTCTTGCTTAAGTTTCCAGTTAATGAGATTTCTGCTGATCGTACAGCTTCAAGAATTCCTGCATCTGGAAGCGTTAGTTTTTACTTGCGTGTATTTAACGCTCCAAGTTCCAAAACTGTTCCGCCTGACATAAGGATTGTAGTTAATCCTTTGAAAACTGCATGGCAAGAAGGTATTGGCTTAGACTTGGAAGGTTATAAAGATCTCACAAAAGGTAATATTGGTTCAAACTGGATGAGTGCAAGCTCTACTTCCTCATGGAACTCTGTGTCTGGTGGTGGAGATTGGCTATCGAGTTCAGCGGATTATCGCTACGAACAACGTTTTGCCAGCGGCTTAGAGGATATGGAGATTAATATTACTCCTCTGGTTGAACGATGGATCAAAGGCTCCGGCGGAGGAGGTATTGCCAACTACGGAATGGGCATCAAATTAACCTCCAGTCAAGAAGCTTCAGGCTCCGGTAAAACAGTCTTAGCGTCAAACGCCCAAAGCGTACAAAATAATCCTCGCGGAGCAACAGTCTCTAACTATACCAAACGATTTTTTGCCCGAGGATCACAATATTTTTTCAAACGGCCAACCATTGAAGCTCGATGGAGCGATGTTCGTGAAGACGACCGCGGCCATTTTTACTTTAGTAGTTCTCGCGCCCCCGCCGCCGACAACTTAAATACTCTTTATTTCTATAACCTTGTACGAGGACGCTTAACAAACCTTCCATCTATTGGTACAGGCAAACTATATGTTAGTTTATATTCCGGCTCCTCACCTTACAACACGGGCCCCTCCGGCAGCAAGCTGACACTTTTTAACGGAACCAATGTGGTGACCGGCGGCCATGTCTCCACTGGTATTTACAGTGCTTCTGTAGCTATTGTGTCTTCCAATGTTGAACCTCTATATGATGTATGGTGGAGCGGCAGTGAACAATATTTTACAGGAGCCATCGAGCCTCGACTTCTTAGTACAGGCTTGACATTAGAGCCCCCGACTTATTTTATTAACATTACCAATCTCAAAGATTCTTACTACCCTCGTGAAACCGCACGCTTTAACTTATTTGTGCGTAAGAAAAACTGGAGCCCCAACATCTATACAGTGGCCAAAAACAATCCACCGATGACGCCTATTCAAAGTGCATCTTATCGTGTGTATCGATTGTTGGATGGTTACGAAGCAGTTTCTTATGGAACAGGTTCAGATTTTCATACCGGACTTTCTTACGATGTATCTGGTAACTATTTTGACTTTGATATGAAGCTATTAGAACCTGGATACATGTATGCCTTTAAGTTCGCATTTTATGATGAGTATGCAAAATCTTGGGAAGAACAAGACGAAGTATTTAGATTTAAAGTTGAAGAGTATTAATAATGAGCAGTATCAAAAAGCTATTTGATTCTACAAATAAAAACTTAAATTATGAAGACTACAAGACTGAAAAGGAAGCTTTTGAGTCAGTAGAGTCAATGCGTAATGCGCAAGCTCTTCAAGAAGAGCAGCGCACATTTGTACCTCAAATAGACTACACTGATCCTCGAAACTTTGCATTTTTCGGTTCTGCTGAACTTTACTATTCAGGATCTTTCGATAAGATTTCCGGGTACTATCCTTATGATGGTTCTGATGCTGAAAGAAATGAATTTTACAACAGCATGTTGGAAGTCGATAAATATATTTTCAACAATGTATACCCTCGATTTAACGGTTTTGTCAAACTCAGTAGTGATGGTTGGGGTTCAAGAGTAGGAAGCCAGCTTAACGGCTACGGAATGCCAAGTACATTGGAGTATATTACCTTCAAGGGCGGCCCTAATACTGGATCCGCAGGCTCTTCATTGGTTAACCAGGGCCCGAATCCATACTCTAGTATGTTTAATTATGGTAATGTTTATGCTGGCTCTGGAAGCATGTATGGCCTCGCAGGGTTGCCTGCAGATTATGGTAGTGGCACCCGTCTTTCTAACATGCGCGCCAACTTTGATGATGGTGTAACTGTAGAGTTTTGGATGAAGACAGGCTCTGTCGCTTCCACTTTGACAGAACGACAAGTTCTTGTTGATATATGGAACAATGCCGCCTCATCCTCCGCAGATTATAGCCGGATTACTATCTTTTTGGATGCCAATCCTACAACTTCTGGTCAACCATTTACTTTTGTTGTTGAATCTGGCTCCACCAAGAAGACATCTCGAATTGGTCCAACTATATCAAATAACGATTTTACAGCATGGAAGCATTACGCACTATCTCTTTATAATACAGGAAGCACATTCAATGCCAAGCTGTATATTAACGGGGCCCTGAATGATACTTACACAGTCGCAGGGGTTGTATCAGAACTTAATCCCAAGAACATGATGGGGCGCCTAGGCGCACTTCTGACTGCATCAAGTGGTTTGGGTGCTCCCGCTTCTCTTACTGGCGCTGGCAAGCTGTCAGGCTCTATTGACGAGTTTAGATACTGGAAAGCACGCAGAACCGCTAAACAAATTGGCGAAAATTGGTTTGATCAAGTCGGTGGTGGTGCTAATACGGATGTCTCTAACACCACGTTGGGTGTTTATTATAAGTTTAACGAAGGTATCACCGGAGTATCATCTACTGATTCCATAGTCTTGGATTATGCAGGCCGCGCAAGCAACGGTGTGTGGACAGGCTACAGCGCTAATGGTCGCTCGACTAATTCAGCTATCGTACTCGCTGGTGCTGCAACTTCAGAGTATAGGGATCCCGTAGTACGCACCAACAACCCAGACTATGTTTCCGCGCGCTCGAATTTGTTGGCTAGCGGATCGTATCACGACCTGAACAATAACGCGCAGTTTGTAAACTATGCACCTGAATGGGTGTTATCTCTTCATGAAGACACCTCTAATACCAACTTAAAGATTATATCTCATGTCGTTGGCGCTTACTTTGATAAGCTGTATTTGTTAGCAAGTCAGATGCCTAAAGTTAGGCAGCTAAACTACACATCTGCATCCGCTGAACCTATTCCATTTGCTCAACATCTTCCACAATCTTTAGGACTTTACTCTCCAGATATTTTTATCGATGCTACTATTCTTGAAAGCTTGAAAGACCGCGATGCTGATAGTTTCTTTGAAGGAGATTTAAAACAAACTAAAGATTTAATCTATCAAAACCTTTATAATAACCTTGCAAGTATTTTTAAATCTAAAGGTACCGAAAAAGCTATTCGTAATGTTTTAAGATGTTTTAATTTAGATGACTCACTGGTGCGCTTTAAAGCTTATGCTAAAAACACCACCTATGAAATTAAAAACAATCTTAAACAAATTGTATTAGAGGACAATTACCTTAACTTTAACAAGCCCGCCAACATAAGCTCTACAGTTTATCAAAGAGTCAGTTCTTCCAATGCTGAGTCACGAGGGTATCTATCGACATCTCCCTCTGGCCAAGAAAAACCTTACGGTTTTACTGCGGAAGCAGACATCACCTTTCCTCGATTTTTCTCCTTAGAAGATTCTATTGATCGTGATTTTACTGATGTATCATTGTTTGGTGCAGTTGGGGTCACCGCTAGCTCCGCGGCAAATTTAAACGGTACAAACACAGACTTTTTGTCTTCTGACGCCGCCAACTTTGGAGTATTTGCAGTAAGACCATCAGCGTATTCCCGCGATGTATATTTTAAGCTAAGTTCCTCTATTACGCCTACCCCTTTTCCAGAATTAACAAGTAGTTTATTTTCTAATGTTTACGGTGATAGCCAGTGGAATCTTTCTGTTAGAATAAAACCTAAAAATTATCCTCTTTCTTACTTGGTAACTGGATCTACTTCTGACACATATGAAGTTATTTTTCGAGGTGTAAATTCATACCTAGGAGAAGTTCAGAACAGTTTCGAAGTTAGCTCATCGATCACTGCCACTACCGGCTCAAACTTTCTTGCTACACCAAAGCGTATGTATGTTGGTGCCCGTCGTTGGAATATGACAGGCGCAACTCTGCAATATTGTGATACACTTATTTCTAATCTTAGAGTGTGGTCTAAATACCTCGACAATCAGTCGTTAAATCAACATGTTTACGATTTTGACAATGCAGGTATTTCAGCATCATATGAAAATATTTCAGGATTAGATAATAAAAACAATTATTTTGATTTACTAAACCAAAACACTCTTGCGCTTGAATGGAATTTCGATTCTGTAACGGGATCTGATTCGTCTGGCAACTTTTATGTTCAAGATTATAGTTCTGGATCCGCACAAACACGCAACAATTTTGGTTGGCTTGGTGGCATTGTCGGATATCAGCATTCGGGTTACGGTTTTGGGTGGCCCACTTCTTCCACCGCCCCGGTAGTTTCAGAACGCATCAATACTTTCCAAATTCTATCTCCCGAAGAAGCCGCAGGGTCTGACATGATTCAGATTTTAAGCGAAGATGATACTCTCTATGAAGTCGTAGAAACTGTGCCAGATTATGTGTTTACTTTTGAAAAAGGACGCTCACAAGCTATTTCTGAAGAAATGATGAACTTTTTAGCAGGAGTGGGGGATTTCAATAATCTTATTGGTGAGCCAGTCAACCGATACCGCGATAGATATAAAAACATGGAAGTTCTTCGTGAATCTTTCTTCCGCCGCGTTAAATCAATTGCAACTGTAGAAAAGTATATCGAATATTATAAATGGTTTGACGCAGGTCTTAGTCAGATAATAGAGCAACTGATGCCTGCTTCTGCGGATTTTGTTCCAGAACTTTATAATGTTGTAGAAAGTCATGTTTTAGAACGTCCAAAATACGATTCGAAATTTCCAACTCTAGAAGCCAAAGCGGAAGATCCCAGTGGTCGAGCCCCTGGTGCATCTGAATGGAGCTACCCCGGATCTCTTGGTGGATCTCCACTTCCATCATCTCCTCGTAAAACAACCGAACACATTACCTATTGGAAAAAACGCGCTGAACGCACAGCCGAAGAAATCACATCGGGAGACGCCACAGTGGACGCCCAGCGTGAAATATACAGAAGAGTTATCAACTCTGTTCCCAATTTAAGTTCTTCAGCAACAATCATTAGTGCTGGCGGATCTCAATATCAATCTGATAAGTATCAAAAAGCTTCATTTGGTAAACAGTACCTTATAGAAACCGAAGCACCTCACAAGACTGTTATTCACGGGGGTGTTAACTTTGATCCGGGCAAAAAAATAGATTTTACCTACGCTGCATTGCGTCCTGCGGGTCCTGTTAATCGCACCGGAAAAAGATTTATTCCTGAAAACGTTTTATTATCGATGGTAGATGAACTTAACAAGATTCCTATTGATAATGATCCTCCTAAGCATCCCGCTGCTAAAGTTAAACGTACTGTTCGTGTGCAACATGGTCGCGAGTATGAACAAGGAATAGGCTATAGTAATGTCAAGTCTAGTATGGCCTTCCCTTTTAATATCATTAGTGCATCCGTACAGGGTGGATATAATGCCGAAATGGCTCGAAAGTTAAGTGGAAACATAAACATAGTCAATATTCACAATGACACATATGGCCCAGAAATGGAAGTTCCCATGCAGGGCCCCTTCACCAACTATGCAGTAGGCGGTCATCAGTCCCGTCACATTGCACTCAATAGCGGCCCAACGCTTGATAACTACCTGACACGCCCCGAGGCATGGAAGATCCTCCTAGGCTCTGTTGTCGACGATAATGGGTGCCGCCCTAACTCCGGCGCCATCGGTATGGTTGGTCCCGATTATCCTTATCCTGAAGCTAATGCTGTGGGGGCGTTACCTTATCCAATGACTGGTGCTCAAAAAGCGTACCTTTATCGTGATTTTGTAGCCAAGCGTCCTGTAAATATTAGAAACATTCGCATGCGCACAGGATCTACTATCCTAGGAAACTACAGTCAACCATATGAAGTTGTCATGTCAGTTGGCGCATATTCCAACCCTCGCCATTTCGTTGATAATCAGCCTTCTCTGCCGTCCCAAGTGGTCCAAGGACCCACGACGGGGGCAACCTCCGTGCGGACGTTCCTGGACCTGCGTAGGGGCACTGACAGCCATTTTGAGTTTGTGTCTGATTACTCTATCGGGTATCTTACCGGAACCAACAATCATTCCATCATCCGCGGCACTTTTGCTGCGCCAGGTGGGATGGACACCATGACATTCGGTTATCAAGATTTACGAGCAGCAGAATACTCTGTATATAATGGTCTTAACTATCGAAACCTATCAGTTAAGGGACACTCACAACCTTCCAACGTTTCTCAGTCTCAAGTGTACGGCTCCAAGCCAGTCCAAGCGCGAGTTTATGATATTCACGCTAAAGATTACGGATTGCGCCCTCTGTTGTCGCGACACGCGGGTAAGTTCTTTAGAGACTCCTTATTTGTATCTAATCCAGGCGCCTCGTATACTCAACTTCCTTCCTTCCAAAAAAATCACCGTAATAATATAACTCACCTCACACCAGCTTCAGTAGCCTTTTACGAACGCTACAGTGGAGATGTTCTGAATAATGCTGGAGGATATCAATTTATAGATAGTGATGCAAATAGTGGATCTGCTTTGCTATTAACCGGAGCAATTGCGCTGGATCCATTAAGAAATGCCATTACTTCTAGCGGATTTAGTTGGACTGGGTGGATAAAATTTGAAGATAGTGGTCCTCCAACTTATGAATATGTGTGGAACATTGGAAATTATAATAGTCAGGCATTGTTGAAATTTACTAGATTGAGATCTGGCGCTGGTAATAGATTTGGACTGTGGTTAAGAACAACTAATGGGGTTGGTACTTACTCTAATCTATTATACCATACTCCTATTTTAACATCATCTTTGGTAGGCACTTGGAAACATTTTGCTGTTACATGGAACCCACCAACAAACGCCACGCTTGATACTTTAACAGCCGAGGTAGCTACTGCAGGAACACTTTATATTAATGGTGTTTCTCAATCAGTAGAGGTCACACTTCCCTCTTCAGGGAGAGACTCATATGTCTCAGCCAGTCAGATAACTACTAAATCAAACTTTAAGAATTTCTCTTTTCACGATATAAAGAGTGATGATTTTATGGTAATAGGTGGAAACGTTAGTAATACGACTTATGAACTTTCTGCAAGTATTGATGAATTTACTTTTTGGAAAAAAGAATTAAATAGCGCTGAAATCTCCCAAATTTATAATAGTGGTGTGCCTTGTGACATCACGTCGTCTGCTTTATATGCTGCAAGTGCTTCCCAAATCTGGGATTGGATTCGATTTGAACCTTCTGGCGGTGCCAGTCAAATTAACATTAATCCAGCAAACCCAGGCACCTATGGGGTTGGCAACCGAGTTATGGGATATTTTGAAAATAAATTTATTCCCATTGCCCTTTCAGCATCCAAGAATTATAGTGCTAAAATTTCCTCGGTTCCAGCCGGCTGCGTGAGGACATTAGACAGGATAGATGAGGTTATTACCTATACATCAGGTGCTTTATACGACAATGCCTTTGTCACTCATCAAATCCCACGTTCAACACAACAATATGCTTGGATTTCCGGGAATGTTATTTCCGATAACAACATTTACGGATTTACGCCGGTCGATTTCTTTTTGAGCGATTCTTCGGGAATTCGAGAAGCTTATAATATGATCACTTCAAGCGATTTTGGTTCGTTGATCAATAATAGTGGAGATCGCGTCTACGGCGTTACAGAAGTTCAAGGCACAACTCTCTTGAAAAAACAGTTTTATCCTAATGTGTTAAGTCGTTTAAATACAAACTTGCTAAGTCACTTAACAAAATCTTCCAACACTGTTGGTTTGGAAACAAACGCAAATGTTAAATTCTATGTTAATACTGATTTTGCAGCCCAGCCAACGACCACTTATTACCGAAATCTAGCCACAGCTTCAACGTTGAATAGTATTTTACTTTCCCGCGGCGGAGCTTATGGGCATCCTAGTTGGCAACAGATCCGCAACGCCGACAATCCTATTTTAGTAGCAGAACGCGCAGACAACATCCTTTCCCTAAGAAATACAGACGGAGAAACAATCACACGTTATGATATGCCTCCGGTTAGTATGCGCGGCAGACCAATCATTCTCAACTTTGATAGCCGTACACCGGCAGGTAAAGTCCAAAATATCACTTTGAAAACTGAGTTCAATAACGAAAGTATCTACTTTAACACTAATGAGTTAAATGATTACTTCCCGATTTCTCTCAACTCATTCACTACGCCATTTCAACAGTTGGCTAAGTTAACCAGAAATAAGGCTTACAATGTTAACTGGGTGATTTATTCAGAAAACCTCTTTCCATCCCAACGAAATGAGTTTTTAGCTCGCACCCGCGAAAGAACAGGATATAGCAACGGATTTTGGCGAGATGCTCGCGATGATCGAAGTGTTGCTGGATCTAATAGTTGGCGCCAAACCTCATCAATACGCAGTATAAATTCTAGCATGTTTGTTCTTGATTCTCCTTATGCGTTTTTAACAAGGTCGACACCTCCTCTTATTACTAATACAAGCTCTCTTCTTACTATTCGGGCATGCTACTTTGTAAGTGGTAATGCTGGCGAGCTACAGAATACTTATACAACTTGCTTCAGCATGTCTGCACCTCCTGGCACAGACGCTGAACAAAGCCGCGCCGGTAAATTTGGTGTTGGAGCCTTATACGCTCGTAAGCATATGCTAGGTTCTCCTAAATCGGTTATCAACACCTATCGCATATCAACAACTGCCAGTTCGACAACGTGGTCTAACTTTATGGACAGCGCCAAAGAAATTGAAATCGGCGCCGGCGAAGCGTTCTGGGACGCTCCGCGAATGGCAGGAATAATTGAAGTTCAAGATGGTACTTCGAGCTTTGTTTCTCATCCTTCTGAGCCTTGGTTTGACAAATATGCAGACTTTAAAGAGCAGCTTCAGCTTACAGCACGAGATTATTCGATAGTTCCCGAATTTAGAATTAGTAAGAATTTCAAAGATTATTTGAAGGGTGGAGTAAGTAATCCTGGGAAAACTAATGATTTTGAAATTGTTGGAACGGGAATCCGAAGTAACTCGTCATCTTTCTATCGAGATTACTCTAACTCCGAGTTCTTACAGAATTTTAAAACTGTAAAAAGTGAAACCCTTTTAGATGCATCGGAAATCCGTTTGGTTTGCAGCGCTGCTATTCGCTTTAATCCATACAATGGTTTTTATCCCGCGCAAAGAAGCATACAACTGGTAGAGCAATTTGTAGAAACTTATTCCTCACTTTTTAATGTAACTCTGGGAAGCGATGCCTCAAAAGGTCAGCCAGGAACTTCAAACACCTTATATGGTCTAAATAGAATGATGGCTCAAGCAATGACTTCGCCTGGAATCCTATACAATAGTATTAAAGCCGGCGTGGCCGTAGATTATCCTATCGCTGGAAATACGACAAGAATTTTCCCACAACAAATATTTACAGGCTCATCTCCATTAAACACGACTGTTAACTGCTGGGGCCTAGTTTGTCCCCAGCGAGACACAGGAAGTTTTCCAGGCGCCCAATTAGTGGATAACACAACGTGGGATACACGCCTACCGTTTGAAACTATTATATATCCTGAAAAATATTTGCAAAACTTAGATATTACTGATTTAGAATCTCACCCAAGCGCATCTCTGCACGTTGTGGGAGAAAAATACACTCATGAATACAAATCCAGCGCAATTACTTTACAAGGCGGCCTGACAAGCGATGTATATTCTCGTTTGAGTAAAAACTTTTTTGGCGCGGTACCCGAGTTTTTCTTAAAAGATTCACAATTTACCAGACTAGAGTCGGATGTTCTTACTGATGATCTTCAGTTTTCCCCCGGCGATGTGTATATGGCTAGAATAAAAATGTTTCGTTCGACAACAGGGTCGCGCGACTATACCCAAGAGATTTCTGCTGTAGCTATTACGGGCAGCGCATACCCGAACAATCCAGCCGGTGTGTTCTCTCCCGGCGGCGGCCGGCCTTATTTTACTTATCCAAGCGCCTCATGGGGTACGGGATCAATTTTTTACCCGCTACCACAAGACCCAATTCGACAACAAGGAAGTTCCACACACGGCACGAGTCCCTTTGAGGAAACATTTACAATGTATAGCCGGCCCAGCGCTTACGGCCCCTCTGTGCTTGGTGTAGCGACTGGTTCTGTATCAACAGGCACTTCTTCTACAGGAAACATCTATAATCGTGGAACCATATATGATAGTAACACGGGCCATAACCCGGCCTTCACTCCTCCTTATGCTGATGGTGAGGCTTGGGTTGATTTAATATTTAGACCAACCGCTTCTGTTAGTTATGATCTTGAACGTGTCTTGGCGGAAACCACGGCCGTCTATAGACGATTTGACCCCGGCCCCATTGTAACAGGTTCATTTAGCTGGGTTGGGGGCATATCTTATAGGTGTCCATTTATTTATGATTCGGTTATATCGGATATTGTTTGGTGGCGAGAGTTGGCACAACTATCTGAAGCACCTTATTCTGCTCGCATTATAAACAAAAATTCTATGCAGATAAGTGCAAGTATTGATTTATTCGGAATTGAAAGAATACAGTTTGTAGAAAAAGATAAGTTCGGAAATGAACTAAGTGATCGAAACACCACTAGTGGTAAAAAATGGGTTATTCAACCTAAATTCGAAACCCCAATGTTGAATTTTAATCCTGATTACGGAGTACGTAAGTTAAGCTTGGCGCCTGGCGGAACTACGGGAACCGGAAGCACAGATATATCAATGCCAACTTATGGATCCGCCTCGGTACCGTATGGTATGTGGCATCAATTTGGAGAAATCCCATCAGATCCTAATACCGGCATCTTTATGCAGATTGAAGATATCTCTACCGATTGGTTAAAATACCATTACGAAGTTATTAACGTGCCGAGCGTTTACAACAACATGCAAACTAATGCAAAGAATCGACAAAGTACGTATAAAGGCGTTAAATCTCTTGCATCTTTGGTGGGATTCGACAAGAAAACACCTAAAAAACGCCTTGGAGAACTTAAAGATAGTGTAACGGTAAAAGAAGCTATTGTTGCTGTGCCTTATATTGTGACCGAAGGAGTTCAAACTAGCCTAGGTATCACTCCTACTTCTGTAAGCAGTAAAAAGTTTATTAACATTCCAAAGGTGAGATTCGATGCGGCATTGAATAACGTAGTTAACACCGCTCAAGGTGATTCGCTTGATCTAGCAGGATCTTCCATTCGAGAACAGCTACAGAAAATGCAGAACTACGTTATGCCACCACAGTTTAATTTTATTGATAACGCTGCCATCGATCCAGTTGTTATGTATATTTTTGAGTTCAGTTATACTTTCGATAAAGATGATCTATCGTATATCTGGCAGAACCTGGCTCCTCGCGATTATAAAAAGATTAGTTTCCAGTCTGATAGTGTAAGTCACACATTGGCTGATAACGAGTTAATGTCTGCGAACAACTTATCTGAATCCGACAATTTGCGATGGATGGTTTTCAAGGTCAAGCAGAAATCTCAAGCAGATTACTTTGATTACGTCAAAGCCCAGGCCGGCCAAGCTTCAAACGATCCATTTTTGAGAACCCCGAAAACACCAGAAGATGAATATTTGCGACCCAACTGGCCATATGATTATCTTTCCTTTGTTGAACTAATTAAGATGGATGGTGATATTTTGTTCAGAAAAGGTCAAAATGAAAGTACAGGTGCAGAAACAACACTTCCAGAAAACACACAGATCAAAACGGCGATAGGATCGGTAGCCACGCCTACTGTTGCGGCTGGCAATAAAACAGCTACCCTGCCGACAGTTTCACAGACTTTAAGTGTGAAATCTAAACAAGTAGGTAGTGATCTTTCTGCGATTACTCCATCAACAACAACACCCACTACAATGACTACTCCAAATGTCATTAAGAAGGGAGGCGATTACTGATGGCTAAGTTTTTGGACAAAAAACAACAAGTATTGGATATTAAATTGACCCCTTACGGAAAACATTTACTGTCAGTAGGTACTTTTAAACCAGCATATTATGGATTTTATGATGATAATGTTTTATATGATGGAGCATATGCTGGACTTCTTGAAGGTCAAAATGACATTATCAAGCGTATTAAGGAAGATACTCAATACTTGGAAGGTTTGGTAAAATTTACTGATGCTGATGATGAAGTTAACACTTCGACTTCTGGAGGAGATGCCGTCAACGTTACAAATGAAAATGGGGATACTGTAACCTTACGCCCCGAAACACCTTATTATGAAATTGACTTGACGGCTTCTTTAAATGAGCCTACCAAAACATTTTTAAAATATGAAATTGGAGATGCTTATTTGGATGGCAATGCTCAAACTGCGCCGGCTTGGAAGGCGGTATCTCTACAAGGAAGAATTTCGGATTCATCACAGAAAGATATTTTAAATGATATTGATATTCCACAAATAAATGTAGATATAAAGTATACTCTTAGAATTAAAGAAAAAGAAGCTTTACTGGGAGATAGCTTTCGATCTAACATCAGAGATTATATAACAGAAATTGGACAGTTTGGTGATAATCGTGTTATTGTTGTAGAAGGCGACGACCTTATGATGTATTGTGAAGAAATGAATACGGTACTGTTGAATGAAAATTATGACATGGAAGTGTATCTTGTTAACACTGGCTCTATTCCCGGCACTTGTAAAAATGCCGGCACGTGTCCTCCCACAGACGAGTTTGTAAGAAAAATGTTCGCTCAAGAAAAAGGATATCTACAAAATGGCTACTATGTTCCAGAATCGTCTAACCCTGACGAGGTAGACGTGTTTAATATTCTTAGCGGTGAAAATACAGATAGAGTAAAATATTATTTTGATGTAAGAACAGATGCCCATGTAGATCATAAAACAGCCTGTAAGGCTCTTCAGACGTTTGATAAGAGTTCTTACTATATTGACCTAGACTTTAATTGTGATGACCTTGAGAATCAAGATATTAAGCCTTTTGATATTTACGGAGTGGTAACGGAGCCTGAATTATGTCAATAACACCTACCTTTAGTGAACAAATAAATAATATATCTCAGACAGAACGTAACAATAAGTTTGGTCAAGAACTACCAATTCCTTTTATTGAAAAATTTACAATAAAAGATGACGACGGCTTTGACACAAACGGCAACGAAGTCGGCTCTTTTGAAGTTCAAGCTGCAGTTTATTTAAATTTAAATCATTATGGAAGCGACAACATTAACCATCTTTTGCCTAAAATGTCGAACATTAGACCCTACATTATGCTGGCTTATGATAGAGAACATACATACACGTCTAGCTCCAACGATACGATTGTTGACAATACACTTACTGACGTAATAACCAAAAAACGTACAATATTATCGGCATTTACCTCTTCTTTGACATACGTCATGCCTTCTGGCTCAAGTAATCCAGGAAAAACAATGAGTGTGGAATTTCCACAAGAATTACAAACAAATGTATATGCTTTGGGCTCTCTAGATACTTGGTCTGTGGCTGATACATATTATCTTGATGGCGTCAATCTCCCTGTAGTAAAATTGATTACAAGCACTACCATTGCACAAAATATGATGGATGACAATGCCTCTTCTAATACTGACCTGATGGATTATGTCAACAAGGGATATTCCTACAATAACATTCAAAATGTTGGCGCACTATGTTTCAGTACGGTTTTGGATCTCGCCTCCAGGAACGGCCAGCATGACATCATAACAGCGTACCAAGATAAGGACCCTATGCGCTATCTTTATGCGGGCCTTACTTCAGACATCAATTCGCTAATCATTGTAAAGGATAAAGAAGTCAATCAATCCCCAAACACGGTATATATCGGTGATAATAATAATATATACAACGACGCACTGCAGGGATTAGACAACTTGTATTATGCAAGTGGAGAGGTTGATCTTCCGGCTTTAGTTGGATTTTTTAAAGCCCTTGCTTCTACAAGTGAGCTTTCTGATTTGCAGTCGGTGTATGATACTTTTCTTACATTACTAGAGACCAATGATACTAACACGAGCATATTATTAGAAATAAATCAATTTCTTGACACCTTCGTTGAAAAAAGCTCTGCGACTCCTATAGGGCGATTTTATTTAAGAACACAAAAAAGATTGACACAAGCTAATAAGTTAGTCATCTCGGGCCCCCGTGTTCGAAAAATTCAACTTACAAATCCTATCATAATGGACCTTCGCACCAACCCGGATACCAACTCCCTTTCTTGGACTACACCGGAGCCTGATGATTATTCTGACGAAGATTTTATCTACACTAAGTCGATCTTATTAAATCGAAAAGGTTTAGATCTTAGCGATGAGGGAGGTTACGACCGCGCATATTGGGGAGATCAAGGTCGCGTATTTTTTGATTTTCAAAAAGCACTACTTGTTAAAAGTAAAATGGCTCAACATTTAGACCCCAGAAAAATCATTCACCACTTTGGACAATCCGTGGTGATGAATCATTTCCATTTAGACAGCGCCACTTTGTTAATGTCTTTAGATGCTGGATGTCGTTCTGAATCGGGAGAATGCTCAGAAGTTACTGACCTATTTAAACTTCATACAAACTTTAATAGCCTAGGCGAAAGTACAGGCCCCAACACTCAAAGGGATTTAGAGATAAGAACTTACACAGACCAAGCTGCTGATCAGTTAATCCAGACAGATCCCGTGCCAAGCATGGCATTATTGGGAGACACATACTACGCTTTACGAAATTTCAATACTAGCAAAGCTGACGTTATGACTAGTTTTAATAATGATACTTTTTATCGTTTAATGTGCTTTGACTTTAATATTATAACCACATACGGCACTTACTATGACTCTGAAGTGGGAGGTTTCTTGGAAACAGGAGAAGAAAAATATACTTTCACCTTTAACCTTCGCGATACTACCAACGCACTTATGGTTGACATTATTACTATTTTTATAAATGCACACGCCAAACTTTTAGAATACAGGAATTATGCAGAAGACGCATGTTCACATAATAAAGAAGATGGATGGTTTAACGAGTTCTTCATAGAAGGAGTTCAAAACTATTATGATAACAACAATGAAATAGCCCCATGGCTGAGCGTACCTTATGCTTATGTTCTCTTGCAAGATATGTTTTTCAATACCTACGAAGGTGATAAAGCCGCCATGCAAGATGCGGCGCGCCTCATTGGAGATACTATATCTCCCTATTCTGGAGATTTAGCTAATTTGACTGAGTTCCTAATACAATTTGGTGCCATCTTACCTGATACAGGGGTGTTCGGCGATGTCGATGTTACCGACACCGAAGAAGTAGAGATTACATTAAGTACGGAATGGTGTGATTTTCCCACCACTTATACCGACCATCCATTCGACGAGGAAGAGTATGTCGAAGAAGAGGAAGAGGAAGACACCTCCACTGTTCCCGACGTTCCGACATCGTGGACGAAAGGAAAAGCTCATACGAAGACAGGATGGGGCATCAATTTTAATGACGATGAACTGGAGGACTTTAACACTACCGTTGGTCGAAATTGGTTTGCTGATACTTTTGGATCAGGCATGACATCCTGGACGAAGACCGGCCCAGTTTGGGAAGAGATAAAAGATTTTGCGCAATCATATGATAACAAGTACGGTCAAGGCAGACTTTTCTTACAATACACAACACCGACAGCAGATGGTGACGGAAACTGGGTAACCTATTTGATGGTCATGTACGAGAGCGAAAGCAAGTTCAAGCTGCGAGAATACAAATGCGCCCCTGTAGGGGGTGAGTCCGATTTTACCTCGCACCCCGGATCCGGCTGCGGGTCTGCGCCGGATGGTGATGACTCTTCGTACGGGAAGGGCTTTGACAACCAGGGTGTCCCCGACGAAGTATGGGAGATCTCAGCCGGAACGGACGACGCCACTTGGGACAAGTTATAACATATGGAGAACAAGATATGACATTAAATAAAAACTCAGTATCCATGACTAACATGGAGGCAAAATACAATTCAACAGTTACTGTGGCTAATGGTTCCGAAGCGGATTCAGCGAGCCTTAAAGCCGCCGCAACAGTAGCAAGAGACAATGGAGCAATGTCCACCAATTTAGACGTTACCGATGCTCAATTATCGGCAGCTACTTTAGGAGCCGTTAATGTTACTGTAGATGAAGCTAAAGAATATAACGCATCTTATAGTTTTGGCAGCACTGAATCCAGCGCCACTTTAGATAATAAAAATATTATAGCCGACGATGCTCTTGTGGAAACCAACATGACAAGTGACCCTCAAAATAAATTTAAATCTTCTACTGATCCTTTTTATGAAGAAGATGCAGTTCCTGCAAATTTTAGGGACGCTAGCGCAACTCAAATGCAAGCTATAACAGAGACAGACACTACAGCCGTAACATCAGCGTTGTACCAACAAACACAAGCATCACCGACAGGACAACAATTATCAGGAATGTCTAAATATATTACACAGGAAGAAACTTCTTTTCCCTATACGTGTGGAGGTTAAAAATAAATGCCAGAACTAACCGGAGAACTTGCAGAAAATGTCCAACAAGATATAGAAATCACAATTGATGAAGCACAAACAGGCCTGAGTTTCACTACAATAACAAAAACTTATGAAGAATCTTATTCCTTTATTCGTTGGATATCAAGAGATGAAGATGGTAATCTATCCAATGATGAAGAATTGTTTGGATTTCAAAACTACACGCTTGTTCGAGAATATATAATCACTTCAGATGATCCAGAAACCGATGAAAACGAAGAAACCGAGTATACCTATGAAAAATCCGAACCAAGTTATGATTTAGAGTTATCTTCGTCAGAGATGACTGTTGTAAAATATTATTATATGAATAGCGCTGACGGATCGGATCACACATATTATGAAAATTATGGTCCAATGCGACCCGCACTGTATGAAATCGCCGGCGGAAGCAATCAGGTATCTTATGCGGTGAATTACTTTAACGATGAAGTGTCCGGCATTAAATCAAAATTTGGCTCAGAAGCCACTGGTTCCGTAGAACTCCTGGCCTCCATGTTTAGTGCCAGCGTGACAGCTATTTATAACACTACAAACACGAGCAGATTCAACTTTAAAAGAACCACGGCTGCAAACATTCAACCTTATAATCTATCCTCTTTAAATCCGATCTATTATACAACTGGCAGTCGCTCTGAAACAGTTTCAGGTACCCCAAGCACCACTTCTACCGCCGGCGGGGGATCCTACTGATGTCGAAAATTACTTGGAAACTTATAGACCCTAATATTATTGAAGGAGGTCCCGATAAGATCCGCAATCTTTTGGGAGGATACTATACCATTACCACATCTTCAACAGATGGGACAAACTATACTCTATCGGATGCCCCATCTTCCGCAGGCCGAAAAGTAACATATACAGATAATGAATATATTGCTTTCTCGTATGTTAAACATTTAAATATTATTCCGACTGCATCAGCAGAATTATTCGTTCCTAATTATAGTATCCCGTGCTTGTTGGTGGGAAATCCCAATACATTTACTAATGATGCTCATTGGAGAAGTTTCGTCGCAGGAACAACTTACGATAGTGCCAGCTATCCTGGTATTCGCACCATTGGAACAATGCCGGCAGGCGGCTATTCATTAGAAAAACCATATGATTTGCTTCGCTTAAAACAGTTAGTCTCTGGAGCCTACGGCAATTATATTTCTACGAATGCTTCTTATAAATATACATATTATAATAAGAAATATGAACAAAAAGCTTCAGTAACTAGAGAAAACCTTTTACCACATTTTTACTTACTGTCTCTCGCATATTCAGGAGACCTATCACACCTTAATCATTATTTAGAAGAGTTTGTTAACTTAAATGATGTGGTGCCATTAGCTAACTATTCTACAGAAGCCATGTTTAACGTTGAGGAAACACCACTTGTCCCTCTTGTTAATACAACAGACAATACAACAATAAATGCAAAAACGGACTTATATTACGACGATCAACTTAATTATAGAAAATATTTAGACTTATTCAATAGCACTACTTTTTCTGGCAGCGCTCGTGACCTAACTGCTGCTCGCCTCCAAAATGTCATTTTTCAAGAAAACATGCTTTCTAAAGATGGCGTTAATTTGAGTGCTATACCTTGGTATGCTCAAGTCTCGTGGCCAAGCGTGTCTTCTGATGGTGCGATTGGGCAACTTATTAAAAATAACAACCTTGCTCCTTATATTTTAAAAATGTTTAAGGAACATTTTGTTACACAAGATAATACTCCCGAACAATCATTTGATTCTGTTGTTACTGCTGTTAGGAACGTAAGTGGCACCATTGAAGATCGATCCCTGCTTGCTTCTCAAACTATGGGGTATATGGATCTTATTCCATCGATAATAGATCGTTTTCAAAATAGCACCCACAACCGAGGGGATAACTTTGAATTTTTCACTACAGAAAAAATAGAAAATGAAATTTTAAGAAATGAAGGAAACTATTATAGAGGTATATTAAACTCTCGATTAATGAATTTGACAAAAGACTGCGTAGATCATTTGCGTCAAAATTATAATTTAGAAAACGAGTTGACCGATGGTAGTACAAATTTATCGACTCTTTTTTCGATTACTGAAAAGCATACAAGTGAACCCGAAACAATAGGTTATCGCATTAGCAAGATATCGACACAAGCAACAACAAATCAAAGAAATATTGTTTCGATCTCCAATTCCTATGTATTCAATTCATCAGACTTGCCAGTAGAAGATGGAGAACACCATTTTTTCGATACTCAACTAAAATACGATAAACCTTACATATATCAAGTTTTTCGTTATGTTGCCGTAGTGGGGTGGAACTATCAGTATACAAATTATCAGATCAGTGATAAAATTGGAACTCATTTAAATCAAAATAATGAGACATACGAATGCGTTCAGTTTACGAATATAGATACATCGCTTCCCATAGATGACCCTCGAACTATTTTTACTGATGATAAATTAAATATAATATATAAACCTTTATCTGGTTCAAATCCTTTTGCTCAAAACGCCCAGATCTTGACAGAACATAGACACTTACTACAGATGGATTATGTACTAGAGCCTTACATTAGAATTTATGAAGTCCCAGTGTTGAGCAAATATGTATCTATTACAGATCACCCTCCTGTTGCACCCGAAGTGATTCCTTATCAAAAACTAGATGACTCTCAACGATTAGGATTTTTCTGTAAACGAGAATCTTTCGTAGAAAGATCTTTTCCTTCGGTGTTAAACTCAGAAGAATCTACAGAAAGAGAAAGGTACCTTTTTTCAAATACTCTATATCAGACTGAAAATATCACTCAAAAATCAACCGACCCAAGATTCATGGAGGTATATCGAATATTGCACAAGCCTACAAGTTATAAGGATTTTGATGGAAGTTTGATCGAGACAGTGACACTTACTGGAGAAGATGCTCGCTTTCCCTATACAACAAGCATAGTAGAACAAAAAGTAGCAACAAATACTAAATATTATTATGTATTTAGATTCTTAAATGCGCACCGTAGGCCCGGCAGATTTAGTCCCATAATAGAGACAGAATTGGTTTCAGACGGGGGATATAAATATTCTGTTTTTGATTTATATCCTGAAGAATCTGTCACATCAAAAACTAAAATTAATCAACCCTCAAAAGTTTTTAAAAAGATATTCCAACTTGTTCCCAATCCTAACCAAATTATTGTAAATGATTCTGAAGTAGACTATACACAAACAGCGGGATCTCAAATAAACAAAATCTCTCTTGGAAACGCCAATTTACAAGAGAGTATATGGAATAAAAAATTCAAAATTCGTTTAGTTTCTAAAAAAACAGGCAAAAAACTAGATATTAATGTCAACTACAAATTAGAGCGAGAATAAATATATGTCATTTTTAAACAATGCTGGGACTATTATTTTAGATGCGGTTTTAACTGACATCGGCCGCAAAAGAATGGCTCAAGGAAATTTTAGTGTCACTCACTATGGTTTGGGCGATGATGAGGTGGATTATGAATTGGGTAATATCACTAACGGAACCTTTGAATTAAGTTCAACACCGCCCGTATTAGAGGCTTTTGGTGGTCAAAATTCTAATATACAACATGGATTGTTAGATCTTCCTCGCAATGACTTACTATATCTTCCTGATTTACAAGTAAATACAAAAGTAAATGGATCTGTTCGACAATACCGCGATTATTATTATTTGGCAGTTAATAAAGAAACTACGTCCAAAGTGCAAACAGCTATTGGTCAAAATAAAGTTTTGCAAAATGGAAATACAAACGATAATGTTTTATTAATAGAATCAGGTATAAACGAACAACATAGCACAACTACGGTTATTCCCACAGGTTCATCTACGACTCAAACTCGTTTCATAACTAATGTTGGTTTGTTGGATAAACAATATTTTGTTTACTGCGATTCGCGCCTAATCGATCATGTGTATATAAGCAATCCAACAGCTTATTATAGAAACGATGCTAGCGGCAGTTTATACACCAATATTCAGCCCCTACAGCGTGTAGAAAAATCATCGCTGGGGACTGTTTCACAATATTTTAATTCTTTTATCTGCACAAGTGTATTAAATGAGGTGTATAATCGTGGTCAAAGTCATGATTTTAATTTATCAATGTATCAAAATATTCGAGGAACAGTATTGGCTTTAAATTTTGAATTAACTCCACAGATTGTAAATGCTGACAAAACTTCTGCGAATAACAGATTTACAGTTTTTGGCCAAACTTCACAAACGATTTTTGGCGGATCAGATATATATGATTATATTGATACCAATATATTAATTGAAGGAGCATCAAGCGGAAAACAGTTTGTGGTACCATTAAGAATCATCAGGTATACCACTACATAATTTTCGCATTTCAAGGCTCACAAACAAAATGCTTACTATTTATAAAAGGAGAGGAACATTTAATGGCTTTTTTGGACAACTCTGGTGATATTATTTTAGACGCGGTGCTTACAGATATAGGCCGCCAACGTCTCGCCGATGGAAATTTTAAGATTTCTCGATATGCATTAGGTGACGATGAAATTAACTATTCACAGTACGACAAGAATAATGCTTCTGGGTCAGCATATTATGACTTGGAAATATTACAAACCCCTATTTTACAAGCATTCACTCAAACGAATGCTAATATTAATTATGGGCTTTTAAATATAACCAATACCAACATTATGTATATGCCTTCTTTGGTTGTCAATTCGCTGCGCCAAGAAACGCAAGAAATTAAAAATGGTATTTATTATGTATCTGTGAATTCCACTACCACAACTCGTTTGTTGAGTTCTTCAATCGGATTTACTTCTAAACAAATGCAAGACGCATCTACTGCCACAACTCCTGCGCTTTATGTAGAAGGTGGTCTTAATACGTCCGATTTGGCCAAAACCCAAGGCAATAAACAAAGCTATATTAGTGGACTAGGCATCTCAAACGGCAATTACACGCTAAGTGTTGACAGTCGCTTGATTAATGGAATTATGATGCCAACTGGCCAAGGAGCTTTTTCAATCAACTCTGATGGATCTAATTTCCAGATCCCCACACAACTAAGAGACAACGTATCGGCCGTCAATGCAGGCAACCTAGATAACTATAAAAACTATCGTCTGGCGGCTGTTAACAATGCTCTCTACGAAACAAGCACCGGCACCGCGGTGACTAACTATAGTGCCATCACTGGTCCGGGAGACACTTTGACTTACTTCAAAGTTAAAATTCTTGACGAACTTAAGAGCACTGTAACGCGATCTAATCTTTATGATAAGTACGGTTCAGTTAGTCAAAACCTTTTCGGCGTCGGAGACAACTTTGACTATATAGACACAATGGTTTATATCACAGGTAATACTACAGGCAATAGTCTGGGTATTCCCGTTAGAATTATTCGATACGCAGGCTAATGGAGAAAAATAAATGCCAGTAGTAAACACTGAAGTTTTAGATACAACATCTGATATCGCAACAACCACGACGTTGTTGCATGAGACAATTCCCATCACTGGTTCAATCTTAAGTGGAACCTACGGCACTCTTACTGCCGGCGGGAATATTAAAAACTATACACACGGTATGTTTCAGAGTGTGTATGATTATCCTTACTTGAGTTCTTCTGCAAATCATATTTTTGATTTGACAGTTGGATATGATGAAGAATCAGGATTATCGTCATCCGCAAATACTCAAAACTCAAAGAAGCTCAATCTGTATAATCAGTTTGCTCAAGTTTTGTTGGGATACACTTCCTCAAATTCCGATGGTATTAAAAAGTTCGAGAGCGATCTCAACCTAAATGGTACAGGTTCTATACATGACTGCTTTTTTATCAGTTTTTCTCGACTTCTTAATAAAGACCAAATCAAACGAAATTCCTTCGCGCTTACGTTGGGGATCTCTAACTGGTCCAAGACTGGATCGTTCGCGCGCACCACCACTCTTACCGACGCTAGCGCTTCTGTTAGTTCACAAGGAGTGAAGAATGTAAATGGTGGAGATTATGCCGTACTTTATGACGCCTCTAATAATGCTCACGGTGTCATATTTTATCAAGCCGGCATCGCTGTTGTATCAGGATCAGTTTTCTCTGGTTCCGGTACCGCCGATATTTCCAAAGCTTGTGCAACTTCTTTTTATAAAAATCCATCTCTGAACCGAGTTCAATCCTGGCGTCAAGCTTTGACTGGCGCCGCTATTTCAGGTGCATGCGATGCACTACGCCATCGTATCCAGAACATTTCGTTCAACAACACAACCGAGATTAACTCGAAGATTTACTTCTGCCGAGTTCCCCATAACAAATTCAACTACAGCGCTAACCCAACGTATGTTGATGGTAGTAAGATCAGAGTCAAGAATGTGGCATCCGACAATCCAGTAGCCTACATTACGACTGTAGGACTATATAACGCAGCAGGAGAATTACTAGCTGTCGCCAAACTTTCGGAGCCTTTACGTAAGGATCCTTCGAACGATTTGACGATCCGCGTTAGACTGGACTACTAGCCATGTCCTTGAAGCGATTCAAGCCATCGGAAGTTTTTACGAACACCATGAAGGCTCACCCTCGGTGTGACTTTGTGATGCTTGAAGGCCGCACCATATATAATAATGTACCAGGCCAACAAGTTTTGTGGTCTGCCCTCACCGGGGCAGAGGTTCGTAATGTTTCCTCGTCTAAAGGATATATCAGTCTTTACGAATATAATATCGCTAGACCTAGCATCGTCTCAGATCGTATCGTTGGTCGATCTGGTAGTTATACTGCTTCCGTACAAGCAGCGAATGCAGTTAATGAACCTGTGACGTTTGTGCGCGACAATAACCGTATTTACCCGTGGATCTCTAAAGATAGCGCACGTAGTTCTTTTAAGACTGTAGGCGCCACCACATACAACAATGAGTTTATGTATGGAGATGTATTAACGGGAGAGTATCCCCTATCTGCCTCAATAAGTCGCGATTTTACAACACAACCTTCTGCAGCTAGCGGAGTGTATAATACACGATACGTAGCTCTTCGTAATAGGCTTAACTATTATGGGCTAATGAGTAATCACTATAAAGTAAGCTCTTCTTATCGAAATCTCAATTCTCAACCTCTTAACATGATTGCGATCCCGTCCATATTTTATGGAACCAAGATTCAACCGGGATCAGTATCTTTAAAGATGTATATCAGTGGCGCAGTTGTAGGAGAGCTACATGATCGCCGCCAAAACGGAGAACTTTTGCAAGTATATGGCGCTTATGGAGCAATTACCGGAAGTACTTCTGGATCGACAGTTGCCGGTGTCGTGTTATATAATGAGGGGTACATTCTTCTGACCGGATCCTGGCCCATGGGCAAAGCATCTTTTACTTTCGGCGCTTCAAGTAGCGTCAGTCCGTCATGGCTTCATTTTGGATACGGTACAAACAGCGGCGAAACACAAATTCCAACCAACGTAACGCATCGGTTGACTTTTAATGGCACCACTGAAACACAAGTTATGACGATGTTTGCGCACGCAAAGCGCGGCGAAGCTAATTATTCTAACAACCCAACATTTCTACAGTATGGTCAGGATAAAACTTTTTTCACATCATCCCATATTTACGAAGAATCATCAGACTTGGTTCTAAAAAACTTTGTCAGTTCCAGTTATCCAGGATATTCCGCATCTTTTGAGAGACAAGTATATATTTCCCGAGTAGGTATTTATGACGCAAACAAAAACCTTATCGGTGTTGCTACTCTTTCCGATCCTGTTTTAAAGAAAGACGCTGAAGACATTTCATTTAAACTAAAGATAGATATCTGATATAATAAGACTATGATTTTAGGCGTAGATGTATCAACCAGTATTACTGGTTTTGCTGTAATAGCAGAAGGCGAGTTAGTCTATTATGATTATATTGACTTGCGAAAAGAGAAGGGAGCTTTTGCAAAGACTCTCGCAATAAAAGAAAAGATAATGGACATTTATGAAATGTACCAGTGTTATAACGATGCCGGCCCGCGCATATTAGATGGTGGCGCCGAATATCCAATTAAACACATATACATCGAACAACCATTTACCTTTTTTAATAGCGGCGGCTCATCAGCTAAGACGATGGCAACACTACAAAGATTTAATGGTATTGTCTCGTGGCTGTTATATGAACTTTTTGAGATAGAACCTAAGTATGTGGGTGCAACTTCCGCACGAAAAGAGGTGGGACTAAAAATACCCCGCGGAAAGAAAGCAAAGAAAGTTGTCATGGAGCATCTTTTAGAAAACGAAAAAGCTTTTAAGGTAGAATATACACGTCATGGAAACCCTAAAGCTCAATACTTTGACATGGCAGACGCGATCATAATCGCTAAAGCAGGACACAACATTGAAGAAACTTTATCATTGGCTGAAACATCGCCTGAGCCATAAGCTCGAACATTTTAGTACAGAAAGTATTAAGAAGACACTCAAAGAACACGGACTTGCTTTGGTTGTCATTATTATTGTATGGGAAATAATTGAGGACGTTTTGTTCCCGATATTATTTGCTGTGCTCGGAAAGTTTGTCCATCCAGCATTCTATGCCGGCATTCCTGCCGCATGGATTTTATGTCTTCACTGGCTTGCAGTACCCATTATATGGGGATGGTGGATAAGAATTTCGAAAAAAGGGGTTGACATTTCGCATGATTGTGATTAAATTTAAAAGTACAGCGAACCTTGACCCTCTCACTGTAAGATAAAAATACGCCCACACTCTGGCAATGATGACTCAAGTTTCACCGACATCACGACCCCGCCCTTCGAGGCGGGGTTTTTACTTGACTTTTACAACTGCGTGTGTTATCTTATGAAGTAAGACAACTATTTATAGTATGACTAATTTTCACGACAGTTGGAAAGGCTTCCTTAATGAGTCTTCCTTATCACGCATTCACCAACACACCCAAGAGCACGATACAGCCATCCTGACGGCCCACAGGGCTGCTCCTGATGATTCGGAGGGGTGCATTACCGATTTGCCTGCTGCGGGCCAAGAGGAGACATCCTCACGCAAAATGAATCAAGAAAGAAACCGCGAACTTAAAGCACTGCTTCTTAGGAAAGGATATGGTGTTACTCGCGTTGATGGCTCTTATATTGAAAACTTTACCGACGCAGATCCTTTAAAACGCGTAGAAGTGAGTGAGTCCAGCTTTTTTGTGGTAAATCTTCCCGATAGTCCTGATTTTGCAGCCGACATGAAAGATTTGGGAGAGTTGTATTGTCAAGACTCTATATTGATTATACCTCAAGGTGGCGAAGGCGCCTATTTATATGGAACTAATGATACCTCCTTTCCTGGCCTTGGTAACACCGAGGCTGTCGGCGATTTCATTGCGGGTCAAGAGGCTGAGTTTATGAGCCGAGTTCGCGGCAGACCTTTTACATTTAAGGAAGTAAACGAGATGGAAACATTTGATAGCCTTTCTCGTAACGCCAAATGGGTAGTAGCTAAAATCGCAGAGAGATTAACACGCAAATGAGAAATCTATTTGAAAACTGGCAAACGTTTATAAATGAAGATGTTGAGCCTGGAAAGACAAGGCTTTATCATTATACACGCGCATATGCGGCTAAAGATAAGAATCGTTTTATCGTAGATCCAGCACACTTTGTAACATCTCGCGGTTCGTATTCTCGAAACGAATGGACTCGTAGTCGTTACCCTCGCTCCTTTTATTATACAGATCCAGAAAGAAAAGAACCTATCGTGACTGGTGATTTGTTTATTGCCGACATTCCGTCCGAAAGGATTTATGATTTGCGAACAGACCCAGACGATTATACGGGTCAACATCGACATCCTACTTACGGTTTGAGAAACGACATGGAGTGGACCAAGATGCTCGAAGATATCGCCGACTCTTATGACGGTATTTCCTACACTCTCGGAGATGGCGGGATCCCAGTCGTTGCATATTTTAGACCTCTTGAAGTAAAAAGAGTTGACAGCTAAAACCGCATCTGTTATATTATTAAAAAAGGAGGGCACATTGGGTGCTATTGAGATTGGAGATTTGGTCTGGAACGGCCATAGCGGCTGGCTTCGTTTAGGCCGAGTAACCGCAAAACGCATAGCTGACAACGGCTGGGCGTATTTTACAGTAGATTGGCTGAAGGATGAGAAATACCGGAATGCGCAAGACTACTATTATTCTATTAATCCAAAAGGAAACTATGGATTGACAGAGTTTAAAGCAGGACAACTGTATCCTGTAGAGCCTGAAAGGCTTGCTGAGATTCTAAAAGCTTATTCCCAAACCAGCTAGTCGCGAGGTAACATGAATAAGACAGCAGCCAAGAAAGTCTTAGGCGAAGTTCTCGGAAGATGTAGAGATAGCGGCCACGAACTATTATATGGATGTCCAGCGTGTAATCACCACAAGCGTAAACTGTCTGTTAACTTGGACAAAAACGTTTTTAAATGTTGGATTTGTGACTATCGCGGTCGCAGTATTCGCCGTCTTGTGCGTCGTTTTGGTTCCTTTACACATCTTAAGAGGTGGGACCAGATTGCAGGTCGCATGGATTTGCGTGACTTTGCTGACCTCTTTGATGATAGAGATGATAAAGAACCTCCCCAGAAACTTGAGTTGCCGGAAGAGTTCGCAAGCCTGACCTCCGCAACACCACCGCGTACTGCCACTTATGCCATGAGATATCTCAATGAACGTGGTGTAAGTTATGCTGATATTGTAAAATGGAAGATGGGCTATTGTTTTGATGGCCTGTATCGTGGTCGAGTAGTTATTCCCTCGTTTGATGACGATGGGGATTCTAACTATTTTATTGCGAGATCATATACAAAAGACTCTTATAAGTACAAGAACCCACCAGCGTCGAAGGACATTGTTTTTAACGAACTATTTATCGATTGGAATGAGGACTTAGTTTTAGTGGAGGGAGTCTTTGATGCAATTAGAGCGGGAAACGCTGTGCCAATATTGGGATCAACACTTCGATCCGACTCAAGATTATTGCGAAAGATTGTCTTTAACGACACCCCCGTTTACATGGCGCTCGATCCAGACGCTGCTGACAAAGAGCGCCGGATTATTGAAACGCTTTTGCGTTATGATGTGGAACTTTATAAAATAGATGTGGCAGGATATGAAGACGTGGCCGAGATGCCAAGAGAAGTCTTCTCGCAACGAAAGAAGAATGCGGCTTTTATTGATAGAGATAACTATTTATTGTTGAATTTACTTTCAGCCGTATAGGAGTCGCCGCATGAAAATCACAAAATCACAACTTAAAGAGATTATTAAAGAAGAGATTACCAAGGTTCTTCAAGAAGAAGAATGTCCACCGGGGCATAAAAAATATGCAGACGGCAAATGCCACCCAGCTTCTCCGACTGATATGGCCCGGCCAGTCGGACAGACGCCCTCACTTCAAGAAGAGACCCCGTACTACGGTACTGTTGTCAAAGACGCGCTTTCGATCTCGGACGCGCCTGCTGAAGACGTGGTGAGTTACATAATTGACAATCTTAATTTACCTCAACTGGATCTAAGAAGACAAAATGTAGAAGAAGAACTTATGACAATAGTTAACTCGACAATGAGCATAGAGCACATCCAAGAAGATTTGCTTGCATACATTAACAGAAAGATCTACGGTGCCACTGCATATCGAAGGTAAAGAAACCCGCACGATAATCAACTTAAAGGAAAATACTTAAATGAGTCTTTGGGACAAAATCACATCACTTTTTAAAACAGCAGAAGAACCTGCGGAAGAAACCGCCACTGCTGTCGAGATCTTTAAGGATATCTGCACTGCCGCAGGATTAGGAGACAGAGTTCTCAACTCTGTACAAGCTTTAGAGAAGTTTGAGGCATGGTACGATGGTCCTTGTGATGAGGAATCCATTAGAGCATCTCTGGCAGATTTTAAGAAGCAACACCCCGGAGTGAATGCCAAGCTAACTACAATAGGAAGCCTCTAAAATGAAAATCACAAAAGAACAACTTAAAGACATTATTAAAGAAGAGCTTGAAATAATCCTTAGTGAAGAAAAAAAAGATCCAAACGCAAAAGTGCGCAACCGCGGCGATGTGACCTTTAGTGCTGAAAGTTCTAATGTGACAGACGATAAAGACCATTTCCCCATTAATAGCAAAGCGCAAGCACAAAACGCACTTTCCCGCGCGAGCCAATATGATAAGGCTCCCTCTTGGTATAAAGGGTCTCTCGATAGTTTGGTGAAGGCCGTACAACGAGCAGTAAAAGAAAAATACCCAAGTATCGAAACCACGGAGAAGTCTGCAAATCCAGGAAAGGGCTAAAATAAAAGCTTGACAAGCAAGCTTGCTTATGTTATTCTATAAATACTGGGCATTTTAACTTGGAGTTTATGTGAAGTTTGCACATATTGCTGATACTCATATCAAAAATTTGAAGTATCATTATGAATATAAAATCGTGTTTGAGCAGTTGTATGAGACACTACGAGAACAAAAGGTTGATTACATCATCCACTGTGGGGACATCGCCCACACCAAGACACAGATCTCACCAGAGTTTGTTGAGATGTGTTCGGACTTTTTTCGCAACTTAGCGGAGATTGCACCGACATATATTATCTTGGGGAATCATGATGGCAACCTAAAGAACAGCAGTCGTCAAGATGCGCTGAGTCCGATTGCAGATGCGTTGGCATTGCCAACACTACATCTTCTTAAAGATTCAGGAGAGACACATATTGATGATAACTTCTGTCTAAACGTGCTGTCTGTGTTTGATCGAGACAACTGGGTTAAGCCATCAGACACGAATAAGATCAACATCGCACTCTATCACGGATCGATCAGTCGTTGTAAGACTGACATGAACTGGACGATGGCGAACGGTGAAGACGAGATCAGCATCTTCAAAGACTTTGACTTCTCGATGCTTGGAGACATTCATCGCCGTCAGTTCTTGGACGAAGAAGGGCGCGTATGGTACGCAGGCTCTACTGTCCAGCAGAATCATGGCGAGACTAACGATAAAGGTCTTCTCATTTGGGATATTAAATCGAAGGATGATTGGGAGATTGAACCAATTGTATTGCAGAATCCTCGCCCATTCTTTACGATAACTTTGACGCCCAAAGGTCGCATACCGAAGAAACTCGAAGTGCCTGAATGTGCTCGCCTGCGACTAGTCAGCAATAACAATCTACCACTTGACACCATGAAGCGTGCAATGGAGATTGCTAAACACAGATTTAAACCAGAATCTATCTCGTTTCTAAATCGCGCTGCTGGCCAACGAGGCAACGTAGAAGAGATTACAAACTCTTTAATGACAGAAAACCTGCGAGACATCAAAGTTCAAGAAGAACTCTTAGATGAATATCTTGCAGACTTTCAAGTCGATACTGCCACAATGGAAACGGTTTATGAACTTAACCGAAAATACAACGAGATCGTAGAGAAAGAAGAGGAGATCTCCAGAAACGTTAACTGGAAGCTTCTTAACTTTAAATGGGACAACTTATTTAACTATGGAGAAGGAAACAGTGTTAACTTTGACAGCCTTGGTGGGATTATCGGAATCTTTGGAAAGAACTTTTCTGGGAAGAGTTCTATCATCGATGGTGTTCTCTATACACTCTTTAATACAACGTCTAAGAATGAACGCAAAAATCTTAACATTATTAACCAGAACAAAGACTATGGATCTGGAGAGCTAGAGATTGAAGTCGGAGAAAAGATCTATAAGATTTACCGCAAATCTACAAAGTGGACAAAACGCCTTAAGGGTGAAGAAACTGTTGAAGCCAAAACAGATTTGAACTTTGAGGTGTATGATGTCGTTACAGGAGAAACTACCTCGTTAAACGGCCTCACACGCAACCAGACGGACGCTAACATCAGAAAGCACTTCGGGTCTATGGAAGACTTTCTCGTGTCTTCTCTGGCCTCTCAGCACGGTTCCTTGACATTTCTTGATGAAGGTTCAACAAGACGTAAAGAAATCATCGCTAAGTTCCTAGACTTGGAACAGTTTGATAGGAAGTTTAAGCTTGCTAAAGAAGATTCGATTGATGCCAGAGGTGCCCTGAAGAAACTAGAAGACCGTAACTATGATGAAGAATATGAATATTCAACCTCCCTTCTGGAAGATTCCCGCGTCAGCCTAACAGCTAATAAGAGTAGCTGTGCCTTTTTGGAAGAGGAGATCTCGTCCTTGAATGGCGAAATCACAATGCTCCAGGGAGCTATTGATAGCATGCCAGCCACCGTGATTGACTTGGCGGCTACCAAAAAAGCCTTATCTACTAAACACAAACAGTTGATATCACTCAAAACACAAACGCGAGAGTATAAACAAGAACTGCAGGACGCAAAAGAAACTCATAAAAAGATTGCTGCGATTCTAACAAAACTAGATATTGGATCTCTTAATCAGAAACAAAGTCAAATCAACGTTCTCTCTGATGAGCTATCAACTACAAAAAGGTCTATCAACTCCTTAAGTGGAGATATCGAGACTTCTGAAAAGAAAACGACGCTCTTGGATGGTATTCCGTGTGGTGATGGTTTTCCATCGTGTAAGTTTATTCGCGATGCAAATGCAGCAGTTGGTCGTTTGCCTGTCCTACTCGAAGAGCGCACTACCGCCCAACTTCAATATGGCGAGATAGAAACCAACATCAACGCACTACAGCCAGAATATGTAACAGGAATGATTGACAAGTACAATACTTTTGTTGACGACAAGGTTGTAACCGAAAGGCAGATCGAATCTCTGGGTCTGACAATCGAGCGTAATCAAAGCGCAGCCGATAAACTTAAGATAGAAATCGAACAACTCAACGGAAAGATTGCAGATTATAATGATAACCGTGAAGTCATCGAAAACCTGGAACACTTGATAACCCAGCGTGATACAACGATGAACATTGTTTCAACCAAGGAAGTTGAGCTAGAGACATGTAAGACTGCGACTTTTGATATGTATCGAGAGATTGGATCTCTAGAACAGAAAGTTGAAGAAATCAAAACTGCAAAAGCTGACTGCAATAAGTTACGCAGAGAATATGCGGCTTATGATTTGTTTATGCGCTGCATGCATTCGAATGGTATTGCATACGATATTATTAAAAAGAAGATTCCGGTCATCAATCAAGAAGTTGCTAAAATGCTAGCGAACATTGTGGACTTTGAAATCTTCTTTTCCAGCAATGGCAACAAGCTTGATATTTTTATTAAACATCCTCTTCATGACGAACGGCCGATTGAAATGGGATCTGGTGCAGAGAAAACAGTTGCCGCTATGGCAATTCGTTTAGCATTATTAAGTGTATCTTCGTTGCCCAAGGGTGATGTTTTTATTCTCGACGAGCCTGGCACAGCACTGGACGAAGAAAATATGGAGGGTTTTATTCGGATCTTGGAACTAATTAAGGTGTATTTTAAGAACGTTTTGTTGATCTCGCACCTTGATTCTCTCAAAGATTGTGTTGACATGCAAATAGTAATTGAAAAGAAAGCAGGATATGCAAGGGTAAACCAATGAGCGATAACGAAAACGATAATAAAGAAGACAAAAACGAATTTGACTTTCTGCCTCCCGCAGAGCCACCACCCTCCTTTAATCAGGAGAAAGACCACTATCATGAACAGGTAGATGCTGAAGATTTCGGCATGGTAGAAGACTTTGGACTCCAGATGGAATATTCTGATGAAGACCTCCTACCAGAAAACACAGCACCCTCTTCATTGAATATTGGCTTTGTTGGCGTCGGCGGTGGAGGCAACAAAATGGCCAATGCTTTTCTTGAGCTTGGGTTCAACAAGACCCTGCTGGTTAACACCACAGGAAAAGATATTCCAAAGAACGTCGAAGAAGACCACGTTGTGCTGATTCCTGATTCAGATGGTATCGGCAAGAACGTTGAATATGGCAAGGAGGTCCTATCACAAAATGGCGCCATCGTTGAAGATGCACTCCGAATTAAACTCGGAAAAGTTGATTGGCTTATTGTTCTTGCTGGCGGCGGCGGTGGCACCGGCTCTTCTGTTACTGCTCTTCAGCCTGTCTTTGAGCGTTACTTACGTTCTGTTCAAGCTGCTGGTAAAGTTCTTTATATAGTTTCTTGGCCGACAGCACAAGAAAACCTTAACCCCACAATCGCTCGTAATGCGTTGACGTTGGCAAATGATGTCACACAATATCCGCATGTTATTTTAGATAACGAGCGTTCCACACGTTTACTCCGCGGCAGAATCGGCATGCTTGGCATGTACCCTGTCGCAAATACTCAGTTTGCTAAGTCGCTTGCTCAGGTGCTTAAACTCTCCACCGAAGACTCACCGATCCAATCTTTCGATAGTAAAGATTTGGAAACTTGCTTGAGCAATGACGGCCGTGCCTTTTTAGGTTCGACAATGATAAAAGATCCAAATACTGGAAAGCTTGGATCGGTGATTCTTCATAACTGCATGAATCGTTCTGCGTGCCCTCCACCCAAGGGCAAGGCTGCAGCAGGTTCGTTAGTTTTGGTAGTCTCGGAAGAGATGGTGGCAGACCCAAAAGTTAGCAAGAACATTGAGTCGGCAATCGCTTATGTCGGCGGTCGATGCGAGACACTTTTCTCTGGCGTTTATGTGCGAAAGAATGTGCCTGGATTGATTGCGATACTAAGCATGAATGGATTAAAACAATGAATACGATGATAGAAAACATAAAAGGATTGTTACCACTCCTTGCAGTTGTAGCCGCCCTGGGCGGTTTTTATTACACGACCCAGCATCGCCTTGATCATCTTGAAGGCGAGATGGAAGATTTGGCCGTAACTGTAGCTCAACTTAATGACAACATGGAACAAGTTTCCCGACAAGTGAATAAACTTCAGCGGAAGGCTGATCGGTGACACAGGAACAATTAGAGAATGCGATTCGTTTAGATATCCAAGCTGGCATTATAGGTGACAACTGGGAGCCGTTGCTTTCTTATCAATACGCAAAAGATGATTTACATCAACTTGTGATGGAGAAAATTGATGCTGGCCAAACCACCGCCGACAGTGTTGACTTAACGTTATCTGATTGGCCCGACGCTATAACAAAAGATGATCTAACAAACAATCGAGATATTTTTGTGACTCGGTATGAGGAGTATGCATGATATGCCTTTTAAATCAAAAAAACAAGAAAGATGGATGTGGGCTAATGAGCCAGAAATGGCCAAGAAGTGGTCCAAGAAATCAAAAAGAAAAAGCAAGAAGGTAAAAGAAGATCTTGACGAAGAGGCAATCGAAGAAGTCATTCGGGAAGAAATTATAGAATACCTCAAAGAACTTGAGAAGAAAAAAACATGACCAAAAGAAAAGAAACGTAGGTCACGTTTAAAAGAAAAGGAAGTTTAAAATATGGCTAGAACAAAAGCATTTGTAGATACATGGTTAGAGAAATTTACATCCCGCAAGCTGTTGGTGTGGACAACCGCATCTATGTTGGCATTTACTGGTTATTTGACCAGCAGCGATTGGGTTACTATTTCTATTGTATTCATTGGCACACAAGGCGCGGTTGATATTGTCGAGAGACTGAAGAAGGCCGGCTAATGCCGCAAATATTACTTAGACTTTTACCTTACGCTAAAGTATACTGGAAGGAAATTGCCATTGTACTTTTGGCGCTTGTAGTCTTTGGAAAGATGAGATACGATCATCGATTGATGGTACGCATTTATGAGGAACAGTCTGCAGCCCTTCAAGAACAGATTGACGGCTTGCATGCTATTCATGCAGAGGAGCTTCGTAAAAAAGAAGACGCCCTCGACAACTATCGCAATACTCTCGAAGAGCTTGAACAAAACTA